ATAACATTGGTTAAACATTGCATTAAAACTATTACAACTTGCAGTATTAAATAATGGCACTGAATCTAATTCATAACATTGGTTAAACATACTGGCCATATTTGCAACATATTGAGTATTAAACAATGGTACTTGAGTTAATGAAAAACATGCGGAAAACATTGTACTCATATTTGTACAACCGCGAGTATTAAACAATGGTACTTGAGTTAATGAAGCACAATTTTGAAACATTCCATACATATTTGCAACATATTGAGTATCAAATAATGGTACTTGATTTAATGCACTACATCCGGAAAACATACTGAGCATGGTATTTGCAACTGATGTAGAATAAAAACTAACATCTCTTAATGCACTACAATTATAAAACATATAACTATAATATGTAACAGATGATCCAGTTTTTAAATTACCAATATATGCTTTTTCAAGCATACGATGTACTACCTGCTGTGCGGCGGTGGTTAACGTAAAGGTTTGTATTTGATCACCATTTACTGCAATATCTAACCATTGAGAAAATGTATTCGACGATGATACAGTTGGATGTCTAACATTTAAATTAACTGCAGTTAAATCAGAAGCAATTGGAGTTACTGATATAATTGCTTGTTTATATGATAATCCATTATGTGTAATCAACGTAGTATTTGATATATCAAATGTAGTATAATCATATATATGAGTTGCATTTGTTCCAGAAGTAATTGTTTCTATAGTTCCATCACCCCAATCAATTTGATAAGATCCTATTGAAGTGTTTGCATTTAATGCAATATAATTTGATTCCGGTAATACTGCAACTAATCCAACAAATTTTTGTAAACCATTAACACTCGGTAAAGTTAACCAATTGGGATCTCTTATCCATGTACTTGGAATTTTATATGGTATATTTTCAATTGATTTAGTACTAGTTAAAGATCTTGAAATATTTTTAACTGACATTATGCAATCTCACTTCCGTATACAGAGAATGCTACGGTTGCTGTTCCAGCATAAACTGATACAACATCAGTGGTTGCTAAAGTAATACCAAGTGTTAAAAATAATGTATCATATTGATTCACCGGAGTATCATATACGATATAATGCTGATTAGCAATACCTGCACCTGCAGGTTGTACTGCAACTCTTACAGTCGTACTTACACCTAAGTTAGCAATCACTAATGTAGAGCATACTGTACTTGTTGCACTTGGCACTGTATAAAGTGTTGTTAAAGTTGTTGCTGCTGGATTTTGTTGTCCTAAGACTTTGTATGTTGTAGCCATCTTACGCTCCCATTAATAAAAAGTTTGTTTCTAAACCACTTGTTCCGCCACCTGCGGCTGGAGTTGCCCATGATAATACACCACCACTGCCTGCAGTCAATACTTGACCAGTACTTGGCATTGATGTTGGCCAATTGGTTGATCCTAATATAATCTGTCCTGTATTTGGGGTAATCATTACATTACCACTACCGTTTGGCGATATCATAATATTTCCGTTTGATACGGATACAATTGAAAATGAATTTACATCCAAGTTACCACCAAGTTGTGGGGTTGTATCTTCTAATACATTTTCAAGTTTATACGTATTCAAGTTAGTAAAATTAGCATCACCTTCTACCCAGGTTAACGCAGAGCCTTTACCTGCTCTTGTTACAATTGTTGTCATCTCAGTTCCTTAAAAGAAAAAGGGTGCCAGAATAGACACCCTTGATTAAAACAATTAAGCCAAAGAGATTGACAAATTGCCTGAAGTAATTTGGAAAGTGTCACCTGAGTCAATTGCTTTTGCAGTAGTAACAGCACCCCAGAACAAAACGTTTCCGCCTGTTGCAGCATCCATAATTGCAACGTGAGTAATTGTTCCCCATGCAGCAGTTGCAGTAGCGAAAGTTACTGTAGCATTAGTAGCAGATGTACCACCACTAGCAGCAGCGAATGCAACACTCATACGTGCGTATGCAGTACCTGATAAACTAACTTCGTCAGTTAATGTACCTGCTTCTAAGTTAGCAGCAGCATTACCTGATGTATTAATGAACAAACCTAAGTGAAGGCTAGTTGGTTGTGTGTAAGCAGTATTTTTTAGAACGTGATCTAAAACTTTGTTTTCTAAGTAATTTGATGCAGCAGTCATTTGTATCTCCTATAGGTAAAATGTTTGTTTGCACTCGTATTTATGTAATCTTTAAAAATCTTCAAAAATTGTTAAAAAATTATTATCCATTATCTTCATCTTTCCATTGTGCATATGGAACATATGTCATGGTATCAGTAAATGTTTTTGTTTCACCGTTATATGTAATTCTATAATTAATGCTAACAGATTGATCTGGTGGTGGCAATTTAAATGCTGAATGTTGTTCATCTTTATAATAAGTCCATGTTCCTTGTCCTATTATTTGATTAACTTCGGCACCTGTACCTGTATAAATTAATGGACATTTTGGTGTAATTTTAACATTATTTTCACTAGTTCTATTAGCAGTTACATTATTTTTATTAAATGTTGCATTATATAGGGAAAGATCAATTTGACCAATTGTACATGACATGTGTAATGTATATGTACCTTCATATTTTAAATCACTTGGATTACTTAAAGTAAAATCTTTTAAATCAACAGGATATCCTGATGTAAATGATGCATTTGTTAATTCAGTTGTTGTTAATTCATTCTTTCCCATTAATCTACCATTTATACTCGTACTAATTGGGCCTGGATTATAAATGTATTCCATAGTAATAATTGAACCTGCAATATTAGAACATTTTACATATCCATCACCGTTATATGTACTTGATATTGAATAATATGATCCTACTTTTGGAAGTGTATAGGTAGCACCATAAAACTGTTCAAATTCATATCTTACATAAAATGGGCCACTTCCATAATTGATTGGTTTAGATAACCTTAAATCAACTGAAAGTGATGTAGATGATGAATCTAATTTAACTGTCCAATGTTTTCCAATTGTACATGATTTTTCCCACGGTCTAGGTTTAGGAACATATGGAACATAATAAGTTCCAGGTTTAACAAATGATAATGGACATACTTCACCTGCAGTTGATACACTTGATGTATCAGTAGGTTTAGTGATTGCATTACTACTTGTTCCGGTTCCTGCAGATGCATTGATTGTAACTGTTACATTATCTTCTGATTGAGTAGCAGTAACACCATCACCGACAAAATTAATTGATTTAGTTTTTTTGGTTAAAATAGTACCTTCATCTTTTGTAATCAATGATGATAGTGGTGTAGTATCGCCAAGTAAGTCAATACCAGTTAGATCTTTTAATAATCCCATTATGGCTGCAAAGATACCACCTTCTACACTTCCTCCTAATAACTTATCCAACGCACTAAGCAATGCCATAGCGCCTAATGCTAATCCCATTTGCCCTAAATTAATATCATCCTTAGCAATTTCTTTGTTAGCATTCTTTTGAACAATACCAGTTTTTGGTGTTCTAAGTTGACGAGTTAATGTAGTAGTATCATATACAATTGAATTATATTCAAGTGCAGTAACACTAAGACGTAATTCACCATTATTTGAATCAGATTCTGATATACTGATTACTCTAAATAATTTACTTGTATATCCATATATTGAATTAGTTATAGTGATTAAATCACCTGCTTGTAAACCTAAACTTGTAAAGTCAGTATCAAATTTAATAATCTGATCAATACGACTTTGTTTAAGTTGTACTGCACCAAGTAGTTGTGCCTGTACAGGATCATTAACTGTATCAAAAGATAATTTTAATATCTTTGATTGTTCATTTGGTAACCAATCAACAGTTGGGATAGTTTGAATTACTGTATCAGTTTGATCAAGTAGATCTTTGTGTGGAAAATCTACTTGGACTTGATTATAATAATCGGTCATACCAGTAGTACTCAAAAGAATACTACCAATAATATTTGAATCATTGAAACTCTTTACAGAAGTTCCAATTTGATTTACAATTACTGACCATTTACCTGTATGGACATCAAATGTAAGAAAAGAATTACAAGAACTTGTTAATATTTCTAAATTCTCTAAAACTGTTTTATTGGTATCCAAGATACCATTTATTTGATATATTTTTGATATTGACATCTTGTTTCCTTAACTTGCTTTAATAATAACTATACCTGTTTTACCGGCACCGCCATCTTGTAATGTATATGTTGTTCCAGTTTGACTATCATGAATAAATCCACCTCCATATCCACCAGATCCAGGAATATTATAATTTAATGTAGTTGCATGATTTGCAGGTGCCGAACGTAAATCACTTGTTACTGTATTAACAGTTAATGCAGATGGATTTGAATTAGCCGTGCTACCTTGACCAATATCACCACCATGTCCTATTTCATAATTATCTACTGATTCTAAAATTGAATATTGAATATCGATACCATCTGCAGAATTTAATAAATCAAGTCCTCTACCATATTGATAAGTGTGTAAATCACTTCTTTGACCAATAGTTTGAGATATTTGTTCAACATTATTTAATTTATATGAAATTGTATTGAGTACAGCATTATTACTTCCTCTTCCACCAGTTGCAGTATATGTTGTGCTATTACTAAATGTAATTAATGAATTAGTTCCATTAGTTGCAGATAATCTATCTGGGATGATTATTATTTTAGATGCAATATATCGTCCTCTTGTTGATGAAGAAGACTCAACACCATTACTACCAACTCCAACAAATAATCCATTTGAATTTACTGTAATTGCATTTAATTGTCCATATGTTGATGATATTAATGTAGGTTCGGTCCAATTGGTACCATCAATTGAAGTTGTATAATATGGATAATTATAATTATTCCATCCAGTTGCTACAAAAACATTATCTTTACTACATGTAATTGATTTTAACACTAACGAAATTGTTGTATTATTGATAATAGCAGATTCGGTCCAATTGATACCATCAGTTGAAGTTGTATAATGTGGTTCAAACCCAATACTACCTCCACCTCCAACTGCAACAAATAATCCATCTGAATTTACTGTAATTGCATGAAAAGAACTATCCGATGTTACCATTGGAGTTGGACCACTCCAAGTTGTTCCATTAGATGATACTATACTGTTAGTATCAGCAACGGCAACAAATAATCCATCTGAATTTACTGCAATTGATACAGAATGTAACGCTGGAAAGTTTACTACAAACTCCGCCGGCGATATAGATATAGGTGCAGCCCATGTTATACCATTATATGAAATTGAATAAGCAGGTGAACCATAAGTTCCACCAACCTCAATTCGATATCCAACTGCTATAAATATATCATCTTTACTACATGTAATTGCATTTAATCGGATTTGGTTACCAGGAGAAATTGGTATTGCAGTCGGTGTTGTCCATGTTGTTCCATTACTTGAATATGAAGATACCGTATATCCACTATCATTTTCACCAATTGCAACAAATAATCCATCTGAATTTACTGCAATTGAATTCAATTGAGCATTTACTGTACTACCATTCATTAATGATGGTGTTGTCCATGTTGTTCCATTACTTGAGGTTGAATATAAAGGATCACTAGATGAATTATAACCAACTGCAACAAATAATCCATCTAAATTTACTGCAATTGAAGTCATATAAGCATTAGTTGTTGAATTAATTACAGACATCGATGGAACTGCAGCAAACGAAATAGATGAAGATTTTGATTGAGAAAATAAACCTCCAGCACCGACCGTACCAGTTATAATATTAGTTACTGCAGAAGTATTGATAATTTGATTAGTATTGACTAATAAAGATCCACTCCAACCACCATTACCTATTTTACAGAATCCATAATTTGGTAACGGACTTATAGAATTATAATATAATGAACCTGATCCACCACCTCCGCCTCCAATTATTGCATAATTTATAGTTCCATAATAATATGAATCTAATGGTATTGCATATGTAAATGCACCTGCAGTATTATAGATAGATGTAGTCGTTATAATTGTTCCAATAGTACCTGAATAAGATAAATTAAAACTTACTGTTTGTTGTAATACTGAATTGCGATATTTCTTAAACGTAATTGTAGTAGATGCTGTAGAATCTTTTACAGGATAATATTTTATTTCACTAAATTTAGAATTAATTGTAGTATATGTTCCAGTATAACTTACCATTTGTAATGGAGTAGTAGCCGATGCACCTGTTAAATATCCAGTTGTACATCTAACTTCAATTGTAAATGTTGCAGTCGGAAATCCTGTTTCTAAATATGGAGTATTTGTCGCAAAGATTGCAGTACCGATATTTTTATCATATGTTCTTGCTGCGGTAATATTATATGTATGATCATATGATGGTATTGCAGATACTGTTGATAAAGTTGATAATGCAGCATTATATTGATAAGTGTGGCCATAAATTGGAATTATATATAATGATGCAACTGATGAAAGTGCAGGGCTTGGTCTAAATATAATGTTATTATGTATAATACTTGTACTAATAGATGTTAAATTTGCAGTCAATCTTACTGGACTTAATAACATCCATCTACAAATAATTATTGGATTAAATGCAGATGGTAAATTAATATAAGGATCAAAAGTATAATTTGGTAATACATTATAATCAAACTCTACATCCATATAACTTCTGCATCGTATATTTGCAAGTTCAATTGAAGGATAAGTCGGTGTACGATCATATCCATAACTTGCATTGCATGCAAATACAAAATTAGAATTCATTATAACATCTTTTGGATTTTCACCAATATTACATACAACAGTGAATTTAGAATATAAATCAACTGATCCAGATTTAGATGTTTTTGCTTCAATTGTAAAATTACTAAGCATTTCTACAATAGCACTTTGTGTTGTACCAACCGTACTTGATATAGATGGAACACGTAATACAACAGTTGATTCCATTCTTGCAATATAATAAAATCTTGTATCAAATTCTAACCAAGTATAACTTTGATCTAAGTTTAAATCAGAATCAAAATATACAATACTTACTTCAAGATACCAAAATGGTGAACTTGCATAGTTACTTGGTAAATTCCAAGTAAAGTTTTTAATCAATTCCCACTGTGCAACTGTAGTAATACCATTTAATGTATAAACAGATCCACTCGTAGATAAAGTAACACCACTAGGTAATGTTGCAAATGTAATACTACTTCCTGATAATGCAGGTATTCTTTCTGTTTTAATTTCAACCCGATATCTTACATTAGCCGTTTCTGGTCTAATAATCTCAGCAATACCAACAATAGGATTTACTAAAACTGTCGTTGAACTAATATCCAATTGGTTGTAATATGTAATTGGAGTATAAGTTAAATTTACTCCAGATGGACGTTCATCAGTATATGTTACTGTTTGATTTGATGCATTATTAAGTTCTGATAATGATTGCATTATAAATTAATCTCCGAGGTTGGTATTGATCCACCATATATGGTATTAGTCATATAATCATATAAACAATCACCTGGCTGATTCATTGAATTAATAATAGTGAATTTAAATTGACCTAACTTAGTTAAACTCTTTGCTGAATCATATTTGATCTTAACAATAGCAAATACTAAATTACCCATTATATGTTCATTTACATTCCAACCTGGCATTATATCATGGGCTGGTGCAGTAAGGCCTGAATAACCAGATGGCATTGCTGGCATTAATGAATTACCTGCATAACACCATACATGTACTAATCCTGCATAATTTGAATCTTTATTTCCATCTCTATCAACAGTGTAATCTAATGTAGTACCATCATTTTTGAATACAATCTTATTATCATCCAAATAGATGCTATTGAATGTAAATGTTGAATCAGCACCTTGACCTAGGTTAACTTTACCTGTCTTCTCGCATATGGTAATACAGAAGTACATGGTTAAGTTATCACTTGCCATTACTGCATCCGTAATAATACCGCCTAATGTTGTTTGTCCATATACAACAGGTATCTTATTCTCTGGATTAGCATTATTCTGCATCCTAGTTTGTGCATCAGGTTTTGTTGTAGTAGTCTGAGTACTTTTTGTTACTTGACTTAACAAATAACCAAGTAATGCAGTCTTTGCTACCCCACCAACAAATCCTCCTGTTAAATCTCCTAAAAAACTCATTATTCTTCCTTAAGGTAAATTGCCAAAATTATAATTTGAACCAGTTAATGATGTGACTCTATCCATTGCAATATCTGCTGGAAAATATAACTTTTGATCATATGGGTTAGTTCTTCTTCCTTTAACAGAGGAACTTAATACATCAATTACGCTCTTACAAACAATTGATACTGTATTTGTTGTTTGGGTAGTTCCCCACTGTTCATCAATACCATAGTTATTGATTATACCAAAGAATCTACCCATTGGATTACCTGTAATTGCAAGTACTTCATTAGTTACTGGATCAAGTAATACTCTAAAAATTGCAATCCTGCTACCTTTCATGCTTGAATTTAATATAGTCGAAACAGTTGTTGGAAGTACAGAACTTAATGTAATTGTTACTTCATTGGAACTTGATCTAATCTCACTTATGCTTGATGATAGATCAATAATTTCACCTTGACCATAATATGTTTCTTGTATACCATTGATAGTAACATTAATAGGATCTATTGAATCACTAAATGTTATAACTGTATTTGATGCAGTATCACCAGGATTAACTTTATATTTCTTAACATCAATCCTTACTATTAAGGCTGACTTAATACTTGAGTATGGGGTTAAATTAATCATAGGATATCCTCTGTAAAGATGAATGGACCTGTCCACTCTACGATGCCTAATGGGGATATCTTATAGTCAGGTAATTGGGTGCATTTGATTTTAAAATTACATGCTCTACCAATGACTAATGAATAAGATCCATTTGCATCAAGTACAGGTCTATTTAACTGCACAATATTTCCAGTGTTCACATCCGCTGTTACAGTATATACCTTTCCAGTACTTCCAAGTTGGATTAAATCACCTACTTTCAATTTCTGTGTACCACTCGAGGAAGTTAATGTAATACTCGTTGCACCTTTGACTGCAGTTGCTACCCAATTGGTAATATTACTTGAGTTACCTTGATACCCAAAGATATAATTCACAGAAGCACGATCAAAGTTAATTGTTGCAGAGGTAAATTGATTCAATGCATTGATTGCTTCAATATATGGTCTAGCATCTTTCCAATATGTACCTGGACTTGGAGTAACTGTGAATCTCCAAATGTTGTTACCACGTGATACAGATCTTACTGTCTGATCACGTGAAGTTGTTTGGGCTACTATATCCCGTTTGTTGACTTGTACATCAACTGCATTATCTATAATCCATTGGAAACTCATTATCTTACTCCTGGCATTGATTTAGCGCCTTGTTGTGTTACAGCATAGATAAAGTTTGGATCTGCTGCTATCATTTGTTTGAAACTCATTGCATCAACTGCACTAATATTGTAAGTGATATGTGTCATACCAGTACCTTGTCCAAGTTCGTGATTTGGAATAACAGTTCTACCGGCAGCACCTGTAAGTATTTCAGGACCACGTTCACCTACTAATACTGGATTGTTAGTTGGAATCATACCACCATTAGCAAATCCAAGCATGCCAAGCAATCCACCGCTACCACCTGTACTACCGCCACCTGATGATCCTAGGAAGAGACTAGCCATGGTTTGTTTAATTTGGCTTCTAAGTAATTCTTCAAGCATACTAGCAACAAAACTTTTCCATTCAAGTTTACCTGTTTTAGCAAAGGTAACAATCATATCTTCCATACCACTCATTGTTTTAGAGAATATACTTTCTGCTTGTTTGGCTGCATTGGTTGCATCATCAACATATGAATTCATTGCATTCTTCCAACCAGTGCTAAACTCACGATTCAAATTATGTAATTTAGAAGTATTGGCTTGCAATTCATCAATACCTTTTTTAGATGCTGCGTAGTATGCGGCAACATCAGCAGCAGGCATTTCAGATGGTTTAATATTACGTCTCGATGCCTCTGCTTCAATTTCCGCTTTACCACTTGCTTTAGCCGCGGCTTCGATATCATAATATTGTTTACCAAGTTCGCTTAATCCAGTTTTATCGATATTATCTCTAATGCCTTGGAGTTTATTCTCAGTATCAATCTGTTGTTTGATATTGTATAATTCCAATTGATGCTGTTCATTTGCTTTCGCTCTTGCTTCAGTTAACCCTTTGATAGCATCCTGTTGTTTATTATATGCCGCGGTAACATCGTTGATACCTTGTTGCAATTTAGGAATCATTGCTAAGTCTGATTCAGAACCAGTTGATTTCTTAGCAGCAATATCAGCATTCAACTCATCAATTTTAGATTTATAATTAGCAAATGCGTCAGTGGTCATTTCAAGTGCAAGTCTTTGACGCTCATTTAATGTAATAGCATCAGTGTCAACTTGATATTTTACCATCGAGGCTTGTGTTGCATCTTTATAAGCAGCAACTAATTTGGCTAATGCAGCAGTTTCTTTAGATATCTCATCAGCAACTTTCTTCTCTGCTTTAGATTGTTCCTCTTTGGCTTGAGCAATCTTTTTAGTATTATCTAAACCTTCTATAGTTGCTTTGGCTTGTTCTTTTCTAAAATCTTCAACTTTCTTACTGGCTTCTGATGCTGGATCACTGAATGATTTAAACCAATCTGCAAGAGATTCCATTTTAAAGAATGCAGCAATCATGGCTCCTAATTGCAATAAAGGTTTAAATGCAGGTAATAGTTCTCTACCTATTATACGTACAGTAGCCATGGCGCCTTCGCCTAATGCACCAAATATTTGACCTACTGATAAGGCACCCATTCTTAATGCGCCTGGCACGGCTACTAATAGTCCAAAGAAATCTCTTGCTGCTGTCCACCCGCCTGTAAGTGCTGCTCTTATTGCAGTTCCTGCTCCAATTGCTGCAGCACCAAGTAATGAAAATCCTTGAAATAATTTACCAACAATTGTAAAAGTTGCTAGTAGTCCAAGTACTTCAAGTATTATCTTTAATGGACCAATGATTTGATCAATATTAGCAGCCAATGATTGCATACTAGCCGCAATATATTCAATGGCTTTAGCAGTATTTTGTCCAGTTTGTGTATTCTTTTCAAACTCATTAAATGCTACTTTGGATTGAGTACCTAGGATAGTCATTGCATCGCTAATAGTAGGTGTCATTTTAGCAAATGCAGTTGCAATTTCATCAGCACCATGTTTTAATGCACTTAACATTACTGTGGCTGTAATTTTGCCTTCAGATCCTAATTTTTTAATTTCTTGTGTACTAACACCCATTTCTTTAGCAAGTAATTTAACAATGATAACATTGCCTTCAAGGATGGCTCTTAATTCATCCCCTTGGAATCTACCAGCACTTAAGCCTTGACTAAATTGTAATAAGACACTATTTGTTTCAGCAGTAGTTGAACCAGTTAATTTAATGGCTTGTGCTAGTGTAGTAGTATATTGTGCTGCTTGTCGTTGATTGATACCAAGATTATCACTTACCATCATCATCTTATTGTAAACAGATGCAATGCCTTCCAATGGGGTTCTTGTTACGTTAGCAATAGCGGCTAATGCAGTAAATTGTTTATTAACATCTTCTTGATTCTTAGCAGTAACTCGTAATCTATTATTGATACTGGTTACTGTATCACTTAGGTCTGCTAATGAATTAATTGATACCGCGGTTACCATTGCTCTAAATGCATGGCCAAGACCTACTGTAGTACGATCAAGTTGGGTTAAAGAATTTTGCAACCTATTAATTGATTGTAATGCTTGACTAGTGTTGATATTAATATCATATGATGTACTGGCCATTATCCTTTCCTTAAAATAATTAAATCTGTTTTATTTTTAAGCCAAACAAATAATGGCTTTGTCATACCAATCGGTGCTTGTTGACTATGTCCATTATCCAATGCAGTAGCATATTCATAATCTGCTTTAATGGTTGTTTTGTTTTTTAATTGCGTATGTCTTCTTGCATTACCAGTCTTAATAGGAGTTAACTCCTTCATCTTGGCTGTTGTTTGTGCAGGAAGTTGATTTAAATCTTTACTTAATTGGTTTAGTCTAAGTCCAATACCATCTGCAGACTTTTGTACACTAATACTAATCATTATTCGTCCCTCGCTCTTTTAAGCATTTCTATCATTTCACTTTGACTTGGATGTTTGGAAGATGGGGTAATTCCATTTTCCTTATCATGCAAATATTTAACGTATTTTGAACTCAAATCCAAAACCTTTAGATCAAATGTAGTTGCTTTAGCAAGTGCTTCACTTGGTAAGCAATTATAGCGATGTGCTAGATTATCTAGAGTTAACATGGCAAGTACCTCATTACTCTCGAAGTCTATGTCATCGCTGATTACTTTCCCAATAATTCAGTAATTTTAGTAATAACTTTTAGTAATATTGTTGTTGGAATTGTAATGCCATCTTTAATGATTTCTTTACCTTCTGGATCAAGAATCAATGTACGTACAATATCAATCATTCCAGTAGCATCATTTTCTGTATTGTTTGCTAACTTAAGAAAGACATCAAGTGGTTGGCGATCCCATGTATGGAATTCAAGTGGTTCTCCGTATTCTTTGACAACATCTTCGTCATCAATTACTAAAGAAATAAGTTGTGGTTTTGAGGCTATTTGGTTTAAATGCATGATTAATCCTTTCTGTTTATCAATTCGTTGGCGACGACTAAAAGAAAGTTTAGTCTGCTTTGCGCCTTTGTTATATCTATTTGAGCACATTTTATTTCGTTACCTGCTTTAGCAAGTTCAGCAACAACACTTTTAAGTAATTCATTGCGGCTCTTATCTTCTAATATGGTCATTTCTTTTTATCTTCTCTTGTTACAGTATTGCTATCTAATTAATTACCTTATCTGGTTATGGGCCATATGTTAATAACTTGATCATTACTACTATAAGCCGCACACCTTTTTGTAAAAGTATAATGGGGGACAATGCCCCCATTATTAAGCAATATTACTCAGTTGCACTAACTGTAAAGTCACCAGTTACAGTAATAGTAATTGGAGATACCCATACAGGGCTATCAGCACTAACAGTTGGAGCAAGTCCAGTAATATAACCTTGGCCTTTGATGAACTTATCAGTTGCACCGCCTTCTTCAAACTTCATTGAAAAAGTTACCAATGTTTTGTTTCTAGACAAACCTAAGATGCCTTGTGCAGCAACAGTATCAGTTTGTGTTGAACCAATTGTAGTTCCAAAGAATGATACTGAATCAACAACTAAGTTCATTGCTAACGAGTTAGTAGATGTAGTTGCGATTTGTTTTTTAGCAGTTGAATCTAATTGTGACCATGAAAAGATATCATTTGATGCATTCATGGTAATATCTTTTAATGCAGGCACAGTCAATGGTGATGCGCCTAATGTTAAAGTACCAAGTGCAATGCCGGCGTCTAATTTAAGAACGATTTGGCTTGCTGTACCTGGTGCTGGATTAATATAGTTACTCATTTGTTTTCCTTATATAAGTTTGGTAAATGTAAATTCAATCATGGTAACAAGCATGTCATTGACATAATCAGTTGTTGATTTAGCATCCTTTCCAAGACCGTGTGGTACAGTAATTGAATCTTTTGCTAGTCTAATCAATGATACTACTTGTGCATAATCTGCTGGTAATTGTTTTGCATCTATTGCGAAGTAAACCTTTACGGTATGAACCGATTGATCTACATCTGGGGAATTCAATAATGGAATGAATGCTGTTATTTCTACTTGTTCCACATCAACATAAATTCTTTTTGGATTCTTCAAATATAGTTCAGTTCCAGAACTAAATGGTAATTCATCACTAGTACTAAAGTTCTTTAACTTCAATCCTTTGATATACGCCAGTATGTCTGATCTCATCTTACTCTCCGTAGATTAATATGTCCGGGGTCCTTTTCTGTACTTTGGATTGTTCCATCGTCATTAAAGTCATACCAGTCACCTGCAGTTATTAATTCATTAAACAACGCTTCCGCTTTGTTATTATAATAACCCATTTTATTACGTTCTGAACTATCCTGGTTACCAAAGTCAGCAATGCTGGGTAAAATATATTCACCCAGCGCCATGTATACACATAAATCTGTAAAATCATTTTGTCTTGCGATAATTTGACTTGGATCTAATGCAGGTACATCTGCCTTTGTGCGGTAAGTAGTTTGTCCATTATGCTTGACATAATAAGATATCCACCAATCACTTGCACGTAATTTAGTAAGTAATCGTTCAGTTGCTCTTTGGAGTGCAGACTCAATAATACTTTCAGAAAGGCCTTCATTAGTATCAAAAAGTCTTTGATCATGATCTAGGACATCTTGATACTCAGCAAAACAAATAATTGAATCCTGTACAATGAAAGCCATATCAGTTTCCTAATTAAAGAGTTGCGTCAGCAGTTAATTTCAAACCTTGGTTTGCATTAATGATAGCAGCACCTGCACTTGCAGTCAATACTAAATCAGTTGCACGAGCAGCCGCTTGACGTTGTGTTTCTAAACCAATTGTTCCACGCATTGCATGTCCAATTGCACCTTGTGTAAAGATAGCACCAACAGCATCACCTAAACCATCAATTGAAACTAAACCTGATTCAAAGATTTGAACACCAGCAACAGTACCAATATAACCAGCAGATAAAATTTGGTTACCTAAGTTAGAAAGTGCAGCAGCACCAGTTGTAATTGACAATTCTTTTTTCAATGCATAAGCAACTTTTGGGTTAACAACAGCATAGAATGGACCAACATTTTTGCTTGAACGTAATGAAGCAACTGCTTTCAAAATATGATCAACAGTTAATTCAGCACCAGCACCTGGACCTGCTTCAGTAAAACCTGAGAACAAGTTGAATACTTGTGCATCCATTGATTCAGCAATAGCACGACCTGATTGGTCACCTAATTGTGCTAAAACATTTGAGTAAGAACTATCACGTAATACGTCAGTTACTTTATGGTAAACAACGTGTTCAGCCAATGTAATTGTTTGTGAAGTTGTGTTTGTATCAGCAGCACTTGCAGCAGATTCATCAGTAATTAATGAAGCAGCAACTGAAGCCCATACTGGAACTTGTACAATTTTACCAGCGTTAGCAGGTACGTCGAAAGTAGTAACCAATTGACGTGCAATTGAACTTTCGTATGCTTGGTATTGAGCAGCACCAACTAGGTTTGCGAATAATTCGCTATTGATTGTAGATGTATTTGACATGTAATTTCCTTAAAAGTCTTTTTAAATTTTGCCTTTGGCTCTTGCCTCAGCATATAGTTTTCTATGTTCTGGATTCTTCATATCCAACTTAGATAAATCTATACCGTTGTTAACGTTCAACGTATGGCTACTTTGTGTATTAGTAGTACTTGGAGTTGGTTGTACAAAGTGCGGATTAGTATCCAGGAATTCTTTTACTAAGTCTTCAACTTGTAATAAAGAACCTGAATCCGTATATCTAACACTACCTTTTTGATCAATAACTTCAACTTCGCCATCTTGGTTTAACCTTACGTTAGATGCCAATAAACTTTTAACTTGTTCTGGATTTACACTACGATATTTGGCAGCGGCACTAACAAGAGGTGTATTAACACGGTAATCTTGGATGATTATATCTCGTTTTTGGATTTCTGAATCCTTTTTTGCAGCCAATTCCTGTAAAGTCTTTTCAAATTCACCACGCTTAATTTGCTCTGCTTGCTGACGTTGATCAGCCTCAGATACAAGTCCACGAAGATATTCTGGATCGCCCAGACCATCATATTGTTTTTTGACTTTATTTTCTACACTGGAACGTGTACGTGCCATCATGGCATCCACTTCCGCTTGTGTATAGGTTTTGTTTGCTTGTGCCTGACTGTCATTCTCAGTAGCGTCAGTTGCTACATCATTTGCCAATGTTTGATCGGTCATTGTTACCTCGCCTCGTATGAGTAAAATATGTTTGACAACCCTTGTTGTCTATGCTACTATTTATATAAAATATACATTTATGGGGTAAAAAGCAGCCATTACTTGTATAATGACTGCCTTTGTATTATTTCTTATACTTAGGTTTCTTCTTCTTTGGCGCTGCTTTATAAGCCATGGACATTGCAATTGCCACTGCTTGTTTGTGTGACATACTGGGATGCTTCTTCATCTCTGTTCCTATGTTCTTGCCAATCGTTTTTGCTGAATACCCTTTCTTTAACGGCATGTTAATCTCCTTACTCTTTCTCAACTAATCCATTTAGAAACGCATTACGTTTACTCATGAAGTCATTGACTATTATGTTTTCTCCAGTCATTGGATTAAACATCTCTTCTGGTGACTCAAATGGTTCTGCACTGTCATATGGAACGGTCTGACCATTCATTAAAGTAACCACTTCTGGTAATATTAAATCAGCATCCTCACCTAGGAACTCTACTAACTCATGATCCACTAGTGCAATTACTCTTGGATCAGTTGCGGCTGACTTGACTTTAACCAATTCATCTATTTCACGGCTTGTATCTCTTATATTAAAGGAACCTGGATATTCGATACATCCATCCCATGTTGTACCCATATACTCAGCAAACAGTTTCCATAGTTGTTCTTCAGCAAGTTCAATGTTATCAGCCTTCTCACTTAACTTAGCATTTAACAATTGAAATTCTGTTTCCATTGCAACACCACTTAAGGTTTGATTCAATGTACTTCTAGTAGCACCTGTATTAGCCATTTTATCAATTGAACTAATTGTATGCTCAATGCTTTCATAGATACTTCCTACGTTAGCACCATCGAAGTTAAGAAGGTATGGTTTTAAGCCAGGATCTAAGTTCTCTGGCATATGGATCAAAGATCCTGCACCGATACCTGCATTTGTTTCAGGTGTCTTAACAAGTGATGGGTGTGAATCTAAACGTATGGTTTGTTCTACTTCACTTGTTGCATTATAGATAAATCGTTGAGCGTCAGCAATATCTCCAATGTCACTAACACCAATACCACGTACAGTACTACGAGCGTTATAACATATAATTGCGGGGATTTTTCCAAGTCCGTTGATTTCTGTGTAATCTTCATGTATAATAGAATCCTGTATGTTAACAACTGTTGTTCTAATTGTTTCTTGTGTCCATTCTTTTACAGTATGAACATCACCATTAATATCTTCTAGGTATTTAAAATATCTTAATTCAAAACGGCCTGCAGGCGAACGTGTCCAATTCCAATCAAGTACTACCATTGGGGTCAAAACATTTACATATGGGCGAATGCCAAGTGCTTGTTCATCTGCTCTAGTATTTGCATTAATGTTTGGTTTAGCAACAATGATCCAACTATGTCCAAAGACACTTGCCCAAGTAGCAACATCTTTCATAAATGCATCAAGGCTTCTACCCTCAAAGTCAGCATCCTTAAGGAAGTCTTCAATCTCTGGCATGTTCTCCAATGCTCCAAATTCTCTTTCTGGACACTCACGGAATAAGAAACTATTGTATACAGAGATTATACTCTTACAATGATTCTCTAATGGGGTTGCTAAAAGTCTTGCATTATATTCACCGTCAGTTTCAAGTTGATATCTGGTCAAATGTGCGGCTTCTCTATATTCCTGTCCACCTAAGTATGATTCTAAAAGATATTTCCATTGGCTTAGATAAGTCGTATAAAGCCTATTGCCTGACATAATCTCTGCGATTTCTTGTTCAATTGTTTGTATTACATTCATTATTTTTCCTTAGTTAATTGAATGACCCCAACGAGTAGGTTCCATTGGTTCAATATCTCGTTTGATGGGGAATAAGTAATCCACCATATAACCTAATGCGTCCATTTGATGATCATAGCCGGATCCTTTATCAGGTTGTTGTGTACCTTCTTTATACGTATGTCTTTCTAAGCCTTCAATTGTGTACTTACAATTACTGCTTACATAAAGGTGGTTGTTACCCATGGTATCTTTTAATCTTGCATTGACTGCGTTTATTCTGTCCCTTACTGGGGTATGGGAGTTTGGTACTTTAACAGTGAATCCAGCATTCTGTAATATGGTTAAATCAGTTGAGCCACCTGCACTTGTTTTACGTTGTCTACATGCAGGATCTGGGAATGCCCATATTCTAGATTTAGGATACCTTTGTTTAATTTCATCAACTGCTTCTTGTGTGTTAGATCCAAATATTCTTATTTCGTCTATAACGTGCAGAATATCATTACTCCTAGTTGCAATAACAACAGACATTGGATCAATGTTAAAGTCCCATCCTGTATATAATACACTTTGATCATATTCGCCTTGTTGGATTACATTCTCCTTACGATCAAATGCATAGTATATTCTACCGGCATAAGTCTCAAATGTAGCCATAAACTCTTGTCTAAATGTTCTTTCATCCAAGTCACGTTTGGCTGCTTCAATCTCTTCTAGTTTAACATTACCACCATCAACTGTTGTAAATTGAAAACTGCACCAATCGTCATTATCCTCTTGCATACAATATAAGTCGTGTGCCCAATTACCGATACCTTTTGGAGTTCCAATAAACAATGCGTGTCCTTGTTTATCAGCAAGTGTTGGACGTAAGACTTCATACCAAGCCTCTTGATCAATATCAGCAAACTCATCCATTACTAAAAAGTCTAATCCAACACCTCTAAGTGAGTCTGCATTATCCGCTCCTTTTAATGCAATCGTTGATCCATTCTTTAGTAAGATGGTTAACTCTGATTCATTTACTTTCTTTGTCCAATTCAAATCATTTAACTTATTCTTTAACTTACGCCAAACGATTTGTTTTGCTTGCTTGTATGTTGGGGCAACGTACCAAACTTCTTTATCCGGTGCCTTTGCAAAATAAGCAAGTTCTCTTATAGATAAATGGGTTTTGCCAAAACGTCTACCAGCGACTACTACTCTAAACCTAGCATAATTATCAGCAATCTCCTGTTGAGGAAGTGATAATGCCATTAATCATCTGCCCATGGTAAAGGTTGGTTAGCAGAACTGTCAACTGGATTATCACTTTGTCCAAGTAAGTTCTTACCAAGCCATATCAACATTGTTGCATTACCTTGTAATGCTAATTTTAATTGAGCACGTCTTAATGACACCTTTAAGTCTTCTCTTCCTTTTATCAATTCGGGCTTGAAATTGTATACTAACGTATCTTCATTAATACCAAACCAATTGGAAATGTCTCTATTAGTACAACCAATTGAGGCTAAGTCTTTTACTTCTTCTGGGGCGACAACAATTTTATCTCTACCAACAGGGATACCTAGGTACTCAGCAGTAACCATTTCTTTTGGTTTTGGACCAGTCTTTCTGGGTTGCATTTGTATTGAACCAGCATCAATTATATTTTCAGTCATCTATATTTACCTTATATTTGTTATGCTCTAGTATTGCTATTTGACTGTCTTGCAATACTTGTACGGCATGTAATAAGATCTGAATTTGATTCTTCAGTCTTTCTGTTTCTATTCTTTGGTTGTTGATCATTGTTTCTAAGTAATCAATCCTAGCATGTGCTTGTATAAGCATATCGTATGGATCATGTATATTTTCCATCATAGTATTATCCTTTTAAAAGTGATCAACAATGAATTTAATTTCTTCTTCGTCAAAGGCAATTGCATATTCATTTATAACATTTTCAATATATGGTAATTGACTTTTACTAATATCATTCTTAAAGTTATGATCCTTATTAAAGTAATTATGCACAACCCCACCTAGTATGCTTAATCTATTGTTATGCGTTCCACCTTTACGTGTACCAAATAATTCTTTATTCTTTTGTGTCGCAGTACTTTTACCAGCAGTAGAGGTTGTCATCTCAGCGTACTTTGCTAAGATTAAAATTGCTCTTTGGATAAAGATTTGCATATCATCATAGTCAATAGTAACATATTCATTACCTGAATTAGTAAATCCGCGATTAGTATATTTTACATGAAACATGAGTTTTTCCGTTTTGGTTTATTTTCGTTTATTATTCTACTTCTAATTAATTGTTCATTGCGGGGGATTACTAATATGTTATTCTTCTGCCATGGTTTATCGACATCATCTCTAGTCATACAAAAGTCGTCAGGATTTCTACCTCTTTGAGTCCAACGATCTTTCCATAGATCATAGAACTCGTCAAAGGTAAGATTAAACTCTTCGTTACGAAACTTTGCTTGTGCTTTTGATTTTAAGAATGGCATATGCATGCTGTGTCTAAATTCATCAGCACCATATTTCCATGTGTGTGGGCGGGGTTTAATTGGTTCTTTGTTTCTTTTACTTGCCATTTGTACATCTCCTTTATAAATGTATTTATACAGAAGATGTATTTTTAGGCCTAAAACGGGGCGTTATTAAGGACCAATTGATTGATAAAACTTTTGAACTCAATTTCGTTCATTTCCTTGTACGTCTCTATGAAACGGTCAATCATTATAGTACTTGTTGGGGAATCGATGATCCAATCTTCGTACATTCCCCAGTTTAGTTCATGTTCTACTTCGTATTCTAATTCTTGCATATCAATTCTCCTAAAACATATATTATACTTGATTAAGGAATAAAGAGCAATTACTTTACTATCCGTAATACAGGTTTCTGTTTCTTTGGTTTTCGTTTAACTTTAGTATGCAATGGATGTTCTTCAATACGTTCATTGCTTATATACTGTTCATAATTAGCAAGGATTGCTGTTAACATATCCTTATTGATTAAGTTCCGTTTTCTATTATTCTCTATTTTACTAATAAACGTATTACAAAAGCGATGCACTGTATTACGGATCTTTCCTGAGGTATGGCTATGATCAAGTACCGGCCCATTTGTTGATTTTGGATCAATAGGAGTATTGCATAAAGGGCATATATGATTATTTTGGATCAGTAGTTTATCTCTTAATTCTTTTAGTTCTTTATATTTTAATTTAGACACGCTCTTTCTTTCTCTGTTCTTGGGACTCCGTTGGAGGCGGAGTATATCTTTTTTGTTGCATTAAATCTCCTAAATCTCTTGATTCATAAGTTCATAAAGCATTTCTTCCATGCTAGGAATTTCATCGACCTTTACATTATTTGATTTGTAATCTTTTGCTATCTTTTCTTGACTGATAATATATTGTTGATGCTGCGTTAAAGTATCTTTAGATTCAGCACTAATGTATGTATATGGATTATGTATATCAAGTGTCAATGTCCATAATTCAATTTGAAACTTTTCTCTAATAATCATTTCAATCTCTTGTTTATCATTTTGGCTTAATTTAGTATCAATAATTACTGCATCATGGATCTTAGCAGTAATTGTTTTACCTAATCCTTCAAGCATCAAATGCACTGCATTCATAATCTTTGTTTCTGCTTGTTGATATAAGAATGCGTTTAATTTAGATCTATTTACATTTCCTCTTCTATCCTTTAATTCACTTATTGCTAATATACTTGGATTAGATTTATATTTGTTATACAAGTAATCATCAATTAACTTTTGATCTTCGATAAAGTTTTTAATATGCCAAAAGTTTAAGAACTTTGTACGTAGTCCTTTATCTGGGATAATATCATTAATGGCTGTTGTTACTTTATCACCTTTTGCATTATACCACATGCCGCCTGTAGTTACTTTAGCACCAAAACTTATGGCATTAAGGACATCTTTAATCTTTCTACTAGCATCTTCTTTGGATATTTCAAACCATTGTTCTGTTTTGGTATTAAACATCTTATATCCGCGGAATACTTCATTGTACGTATCAAGTACAAAGCCTTTCTTATCTTCTAAAAACAATATACTGGATTTCCAATCTCTTGATGGATCAACTTCTTTAGCATACTTCATTTTCCATGTAATTGCACTACTGCGGATATCATATTGATAACATTCACCAATGGCTGCGTATCTAAGTGATTTATATGTGCCTTGCATACTAAGTCCTCGATAATATGTTCTACCAAATAGACTTTTATTTTTATACTGTGGAAGGAAACCGCCTGTTACTTTTGCTATACTATGCATTATTCTTGATTGACGGAACATATCTTGTTTTTTAGATTGTTCTATTTTATATGCAGTTGGAAGCCATTCAATGTATCCACGTAATGATACTGTATCAATTGGAGTATAATCAAATAATGGATTAGTCAAGTCATCATGGTTTAATTCAGGAAACAACGATTGAAATATCTCATAGTGCATGTCATGATCTAACATATCATCTAAGTCATATGTCGGTAATTGAGTATATTCTAAGTATTCAGTAAATTTTGGGTATTTCACAATAGGATCCTGGTAAGTTGCTAATTCTAATTTAATAACAGATAGTTTATGGGTTAAGTTATTGCCTTCTTCAATTGTAGTAAACAATGGATAGTTCTGTTTAAGCCAATCATGGATGTAAAGTTTCTCTGCACCCATACGCATTGAATTTCTTTTTAAAATATCAACTGGAACACTGAAATGGACATATCTATATACGCCCTCTGTATTCATAATGCTTTTTGTTATATAGGAATTAAGTTCACTGAGGTATTTGCTTAGTCCGTTGTTCACGTTCTCTGCTTTCTTTGGGTATGCTTCTTTTAGAGCATCTCTAATATATTCGGGGATTGTTATCATGTTATTCTCGTTAAAAGTTTCCATGTATTCTCTCTTGCAAAGAAATGTGTACGCTATTGCAAGTAACGTACACGACACGGAATAATAATGAAGTATTGCACTTCGTAATAGTATTTATATACTTTTGTATATTTTACCTGATTAAAGGAAAGAAGTCAAGCAAAAAAGAGATACAGAGTTATGCTTATTAATTAATTACCTTTATCTGGTTATGGGCCATCTCCTTATTACTTGATCATTACTACTATAAGCCGCACACCTTTTTGTAAAAAACCTCAGAACCTAGCAATAATGCTGGTTCGTACAGCCGCACACCTTTTTGGGTAATAACGCCATATAACTTGTAACTTATAAAATATACTGTATAATAGTAAACATTAAAGCAGTACAACATTTTAACTTAACTAGGAGTACATGATGAACAAATACTATACTGATTCAAATGACAATGAAGTTTCTTTATATGAATTAGAAAATGAAGATATGGATCAAGAGGATTATGATGCCGAAGAAGCAGCATATCAATACAAGTATGATCAGTTTATTAAACGTATGTTTGCAGAAGGTGGTAAACCAATGTCAATCCAAGAGATACACGCAATCCTTAAAGGACAATAAGATGAAAGTAATATCACAAGTAAACAAATTTACTTTTGAAGAAATTGAGATTCCAGACGAGGTAATGGAAGAATTGTACACTGAATGGTATCAACGTAGTTTAAATGAGATGGACTTTGAATCAACAAAGTTCGATGCCATACAGATGCTTGAGTCAAAAAAAATCCCAGTCTAAATGTCAGTAAAGTCCTGGGATTTCTAAACGCGCCAGGGAGCACATTTATATTTGAAAACAGTGGATGGGCTGTCGCTGTAAATAAAATGTATGCTAACCATACATACTAGTACACACACCTGTGTATACTAATATTATTTATATTTTGGTCAAAAAAAAGCCCTGGAACATGACAACCAAGGCTTTAATAACGAGATAACAATTATGATGTTAGTAAGCAGGCATATGGCAAACACCTGTTGAGAGAACTTGTAATAGAGGATACAATTTTCTTACTAACATAATTATTTATCATCTTTCTTTCCAAACTCAATGATAATCTCTGGTTGAGATAACTCATTAATACGTTTGATTTTACGATCATGCGTATCCCATTCTTTGTAGACTTCATCCTTTCCATTCAAAATATTACCAGTTGGACCAAGTATTGCTCTACATCTTCTGCATTTAGTTTTCCATCTTATACAGTCTTCTAAAATACATTCATGATATGTATAATCAATTACTTGATTTTTAATCATTTGCCCGCACCCTAAAGTACAGGCATTGATTCTAGATTTATCTTGATTATACAGGATAAATTCATCTATCTCTTCTTTTGTTTTCATAAGTCTTAGAATTTAATTAATATAGTTACAACTATCCCTATGACACTACTTATGATCAATCCTGTACTTGTTATAATAACCTTGGCTAATGAACTTTTTGATTCAGTTAATTCATCTCCAATTTTACTTAATTTAACTGCTAATTCGCTTAATCTACGATCTAAATCAGCATAACGTAATGCACACATTTCTACGTGTGATTCTAGATTTTCTTTTTCTATATCTGTAGTATGTAACATTATGCTGACCTATTCATAATTCTGATACGGAAATTACGACTATCAGTTAATCCGTCAGTGGTTATGACTTTAACTGTTACTGTATATACTTTATCAAGTTGACCTTGGCTTAATTGCACATAAGTTTTAGTCCCAGTAATGCCACTTGATACTTTTAATAATGGTTTTGGATCATTGGATCTAGTCTGAACTGTATATACTGCTGTTGCGATTGCATCATTAGTTTCTAACCATTCATTCCATTCAAATGTATATGTCAATACTGCAGTTGGATCTTTGTCAATCTGCAATAAATTATTCTTGTATTCAAATCCTGTTGTCATTTTACTTTCCTATAATATGGGTTCTGTCTTCTTGTTCAATATTCAATGCACGATCTTCATATTGAATAATCCATTCTCTACTTTCATTTGGAACTATGTAAGTTAATTCAGGATCTAAATAGAATCTTGTACCTATTGCAATCAATGTAGCATTAGTTGATAATACTGCATTTGTTCTTATACTTTTACTTATACGGATTACTGAAATAACGGTACATTGAGGATTACTAGTCAATGTACGAATACGTTTTTCAGTTATTGCTAATCCAAAATTTGAAATCAATGTAGCCTGAATTCTTCCAATAATTACTGTTGCAGTCACTAATACGGTCGCAGTCATATTCATTGAACAAACTTCATTTACTTTCTTAACCACTGCAGTCAATTGCGTAACAAATGCATTCATTGGTACAGTTGTTTTGCGAATTCTTACTAATTCATTACTTACTGTTACTTGACTTGATTGTATTGAATCCAATGTTCTAATACGTCTTGAATTACAAACCATTGTTACAGTTTGATTCAATATTGCATCACTTCTTCTTATTGGATTAATCGTTGTAATCAAAGATGCATTTGTATTCAATTGACTCTGAATAACAACAATATTACCATTACTTGCATACAATTCAGTACTGATCGATTGTTGACTTGTGAATCCAATTATCTTTGTATAAGTTGCAGTCATTGACGTTTGATTCGATAATTGAGCATTGAACTCAATAACCTTTGTCAATACAGTATTCAATACAGCATTTGTTGAAATTGTAGAATCCAAAGTACGGATTCTAACCAATGTTTCACTTATACTTACATTAGCCTGTAAATTAATCAATTGATCAGTTGTTTTAACTGCATCCACAGTTATATTAGTATTAACTTCACAATTAATAAAGAAGTTACCAATACGTCCAATGGCCACAAGTTCAGTTGCAATAGAATCAAATGCAGAAGTTGTTTCTCTTATTCTTTGATTATCTATTGTTGTATTAAACAAACTATCCATTTGAGAACTAAACTGAATTAATTTATTTGAAGTAGTAATTTGACTAAATTCTAAACTTAGACTTGCATCAAACTCTAATGGCATGAATTGCGGAGTACAAACTAATGTTGCATTTGAATTTAGATTAGCATTGCCAACTGTTGATTTAATCAAATTAGCAGTAATAGTTGCATTAGAAATTAATACAGCAGGTACATTATATACACCACCCGATATATCATCAATAAAGTTATTATTGAAATGATACATGAATTGTGTCGTTGTTCTCCAACCATCACCAATTTCACCATTAGGTCTATATTGATATACTTGATTCTCTGCAATAGTAAAGAATAATTCATCAACAATTATAGGAGTAGATACTGAACTTAATACAATATAATCATTAGTTGGTGTTGCCGATGCAGTACTTGTTAATGTACTTGTATATACTGCACTTGTACTAGTGTTTGTAACTTTTAATGTAATCGTTGAACTGATTCTGTATACTTCAATTTTAAAAGTAGTCTGATAAGTGCTTACTACATTTACTGTAATAGTAGATGAATTGAATCTAAAGTAAATGGTACTATTTCCAGAACCAATTTCCCATGCATCTGCATTAAGTATAGATCCTTGATTAGAAGTATAAAAGTTTACATGCATTGATATGTAAAAACTTTGATTAGCAAGTATAGGTGTTTTAGATTTATTTTCAATTCTATAATATCTATTAGCACCATATGGAACAAGTGCATCTGAACCAGTACCGCTAAATAATCCTAATTCAGCCCATTGTCCTGTACCATATGGATATGAAGGATTATAAATGACTTCATTACCTACTCTTGTAATAGATCTTGGTCGTTTATTATTAAATGTTCCATATGCATATATTGACGCAACTGAAGTTAAATTAGCATTATATGCCTTTGATACTTTAGCAACCGATGACAATGTAAAGTTAGATTGTAAATTACTGATTGCTCCTTTTGTATAATCTGGAGTTACAGATAAACTTGTAGTCAGATCCAATTGAGCAAAAAGATTACGCAATGGATTACAAACAATACTTGGAGCAAATGCATCTGTTAAACTTGCACTGAAGTTGATTACTTTATTCGCAGTTACTATAGATGAGAAAACCGCATTAAAGGCGGCTTCATCTTCTCTAACTCTTGTATAGTCAAAAGAGATGGCTGCATCTGCGTCACACTGTGCGGATACATAACGTACTCGCATTCCTTCAATGGCAATATTGAAGACTGAACTAACTTGTGTATTATTATCTTTGATTAAACTAACTTCAATTGCCATCAAAGCAGTCATGTATGCAAACATTTGCCCGGAGACTAAATTTCCGAGATCTACATCACAAGTTTGAGTAAAGGTAGAGGTTAAACTTACAGCCGTTCCTTTAATCACACCTATAATTGCTGATACCGAGCAGGTTAATTCAAAACTTGCATCAGCATTAGCAACATAGGTGAAGTATCCATCTTCTATATAACCACTTTCGTAATAATATAGATCCATTTTTATTCCTTCGGTAAATTAAAAAAAGCCATGGCTTCTTCTGTTGTATCAAACCAATACCATCCTTCTACTGGATATGTATAGGTATCTTTTTCTTCTTTGAATAATGCAAATCCTAAACCTTGAACTACATTTGGTCCTTCAAATAATTCATTATTATCTTGTTTAAAAAAACTCATTTTATCTCCTAATAGGTTATATTCCAACCTTTTATATTTGCTAATGACATATCTAATTTTCTAAATGTACGTGCCGCTGTTGTCGCAACTTGATATGGTCTATCTACTGTAACTGATGTACTAGTAAATGATACTATTTGTTGTCTATAGAAAACAACACCGCCAGTACCTGTATTAAATGTAACTGCTGCTCCACCGGATGTTAATGATATTTGAAACGTATTAGTAGCAGCATTTATTACAAAATACGGCGTACCAATAGCAATACTTCCACCAGAAGTGCCTATAGTATTAAACATAACCCTATCTCCATTAACAAATCCATTATTGGTTAGATTTACTAATGCCCCTGTACCAGTAAATGTTACACTAGCACTACCCGTAACAACTGTTGTCATACCTACTGCTACTCCAGTAGTAGATGCTGCAGTAATTGTATAACCGCCGACTGTAACAGTGCCACTAGCAACTGTTATAACAGTATCAATACCTGGATTACCGGTAATAGTTAAAACATTACCCAAAGTTGCTGCTTTTCCTAAATTATTAGTCAACGTTTCTAATGAAGTTTTCGATAATCTATAACCTACAGTAAATGCTTGTGTCATATTATATGCATCAATCTTTGATAAAGATGCTAATAAAAATGTAGTTGTATAAGAATTATGTAATGCCATATTAATTGCAGGAATTGATGTTATTGATGATCCAATATATAGTTGATTAAAAGATATTGCTGCTGTATTAAATGTTATAGTTGGATGAACAAATAATAAAACACAATTTTGAAATGCAAAATTTGCTGATGTAACTTTACTAAAATTTAGTGCTGGTAATGTGTTTAATGAAAAACATCCGGAAAACATTGAAGTTATATTTGTAACGTTACTAAAATTTAGTGCTGGTATTGAAGTTAATGAAGCACAATTTTGAAACATATATGATGTGTTTGTTGCAGCCGCTAAATTAAACAATGGTACTTGAGTTAAACTATAACAATTATAAAACATATAACTCATATCAATTGCTTTAATTGTATTAAACAATGGTACTGATAATAAAGCACTACATCCAAAAAACATTGAACTTGTACTTGTAGCATTTTGAGTATTAAACAATGGTACTTGAGTTAATGAAGCACAATTATAAAACATTGAACCCGTATTTGTTGCGGCTGCAGTATTAAACAATGGTACTTGAGTTAAATTATAACATTGGTTAAACATTGCATTAAAACTATTACAACTTGCAGTATTAAATAATGGCACTGAATCTAATTCATAACATTGGTTAAACATACTGGCCATATTTGCAACATATTGAGTATTAAACAAT